ATGGTAGAGATACTACTCCAGAGATTACTCCAGTTCCTTTATCTGATGCTGACAAACAATACCAATTTTTAAGTGAAGAAATTACTAAAAAAGTAATGATTTCACATAGAGTAGTTTCCCCTCGATTATTTGGAGTTATTGATTCTGGAAATGGGCTTGGCTCCAATGCAGAAGAACTCCAAACGGCAAGTGCTTTGTTTGAGCAAACTGTCGTTGAACCATTTAGGGATGTAATTACAGATGCCTTGAGTATTATTCAATTGGAAGACCAAATGAATCTACAATTGTTCTTTGAGCCTTTTGATATATTTAAGACTGAACTTGCAGATACAGAAGCTGAAACAATTAATGATGAGGTAGCTATTGATGTAATACCAGAAGCCAAAGCAACCATCTCAGATGAGGTAGGGGAAATGGTGGAAGATGTAGAAACAGAAAAGGTCGATGCTAGTTATAATGGTGCTCAAATTAGCTCAGCGATAGATATTGTAGCAAAAGTACAAGAAGGTGTCTTGACAGAAGAACAAGCCGTAGTATTTTTAGTTCAATTTTTACAACTTCCAATAAATGTAGCAAAAGGTTTCTTTTCAGAAAGCCAAGCAGATTTGCTGAAAGCAATAACTCCCAAAAAAAAGGATAAAAGTTTAAATTATTTATCTGAAAAAAATGCTGAATTATTACTAGAAGAAATTGAGCAATACGCATTAACAAATGATGAGGATGTTTGGGATTTAGTAAGCGAAGAATGGGTAGATACCACAAAAGAGGGTTTTCATCAATTTGCAAATAAAATGCCTACAAAATCTATGGCTGATGCAGACGCTAAATCTGGAAAGCGTGATGTAGGTTTATACAAAGTCAGATATGTTTATGAGCATACAGCTTTAAAAGATGCTAAAGGAAGCAGTAGGTTATTTTGCAAAAAAATGATGGAATTTACACGCTCTGGTGTAGAGTGGAGATTTGAGGATATAAACGCTATGTCAAAAGCTGGGGTAAATGGAGGCTTGTCTGAAAAAGGTAAATCCACCTATAATTTGTTCCTTTACAAAGGGGGAGCAAATTGTTATCATGGCTGGTTGAGAAGAATCTATATGCGTAAGCGAGATGCAAAAGGTAGGTTTATGCCAAGCAAAGGGTTAGACAACGAAAAAAGAGTTGGAAACAATCCATTTATAGAGCAAAAGGGAAGTGAATCTATCGCACCAATAGACACTCCAAATCATGGGTATGTAAACCCTCCTAAAAATAGATAGACATGGCACTACCAGAACAAATATTATTCATTGATGCTACATACATAAAAGCATATTCTCACATAGATGGAAACCTAGATGATAAAGCTTTACTACCATCAATAATTCAAGCTCAAGATGCACATATACAAGCAATTTTAGGTACAGATTTATTTGATAAGCTTAAATCATTAATTACCACAAATACAGTATCTGGTAATTATCAAGTGTTATTGAATGATTATGTGATGATGTGTACTATGAAATGGACTCTAGTGTATTTCTACCCTTATTTGCATGGTAATTTAGCAAACGGATTAATTGGTACTAGGAATGTAGATAATATGACATCCCTATCTCAAGATGAGGTAAATAGTCTGATAGCTACAGAGCGTTCAAATGCTCAATTTTATACTGAAAGACTTATAAATTACCTTTTGTATAATACTTCCTTATTTCCAGAATACAACACTAATACTAAAAACGATATGTACCCAGAAACACAAGCCTATACAGAAGGTGGTTTGACAATATCTGGTCAAAATTATGGCACTAATAGGTTAGCAAATTGGAACTGTTGTGGCTGGAAAAAATAAAGGTAGTTTATCAAATAAAGAACAAAAACTTAAGAATGAAAAACTTCTTGAATTATATCTAAAAAAGAGATGCAAGAAAAGGTAGACTTCGTATTATTTAATAGCATTAATGTAGGTGCTATCTCATTCACATTTATACAAATAGAATCGGTGTTAACAATTGCAGTATTACTCACGGCTTTAATTTATAACATCAAGAAATTAAGAAACAAAAATGATTAAATATTTTAAGCCTTCTGAATTTCAATGTTGTTGTGGAAATTGTTACGATGTGATAAATCAAGGTTCATTGAGTAGATTAGATTTAGCTCGTGAAATGGCAGATGTTCCGTTTAAAATAAATTCTAGCTGGAGATGTAAAGAAAAAAATACAGAAGAGGGAGGCAAAACTAATTCAGCACATTTAAGGGGAACGGCTTTTGATATTTCTTGTGTACATTCAAGCCAAAGGTTTACAATTTTACACGCTTTATTAGATGCTGGATTTACTAGAATAGGAATAGCTAAGACATTTATTCATGCAGACGATGATTCTGAATTACCAAACGAAGTGATGTGGCTTTACTAATGAAGAAGATTTTACGAGAATGGACAAAGGCTATGATTAGTCAATTAAATTAACAAACACTAAAAGAGCGTACCTATGAAACAATTATTACAATCCCTATCTCAGCTACCAGAAGTATTCAAAGAAGGTGTCAGACAGAAGAAATGGAGTGCTAAGCGAAGTGTATCTGGTTTGCTTATAGCTGGTGCATTGGCAGACATATCTACTAATGGACTTTCAGAGCTAAATGTGGTACTTTGCTTCATTGCAGTATTACCTTTATGCTTTAGTGTATTTAAGAGGGAATAATATTTCCCTTTTTTTATAGTAGTATATAAAATAAATTTACTATATTTGTAATATCAAAAGCAATAAAGCTAAGATGAAAAACAAGATTATGACAACAAGACAAAAATTTACTCACTTAGAAAATTTACTTAAAAAAGCAGAATGTCCAATATCAGAAATTACACCTATTGCAAGTCAAATAATAATTGATTGTAGAAAACTAAATAAAAGCGTACTTAATGTTAAAGTAGTGGGTAACGAGATAATATTATTTTAAACGAATAGGAGCATAATGCTCCTTTAACCTATAACAACTAAAAAACTAAGATTATGAGCAAAGAAGAAAATTACAACGGATGGACTAACAGAGAAACTTGGTTATTCAATTTATGGTATGGCGATTATATAGATTGCGAAGCAGACTATTGGGTACAAAAATCTTGTTTTTCACACGACTATTATGAAGCTTGTGTAAAGCTGGGGAACAATATTTTTAACGATATGCTAGACATTAACCTTATCAATTGGGACGAATTATTAATCACTTATAAAAACAACTAGAAATTATGGATTACTCATACGATTTTGAATACACAGATAGCGATGGAGATGAATATAGTTCTGAGCCATACACAAGCCTTGCAGATTGCAGAGGAGAAATAAGAAGTCTTCAACTTACTGGATATATTATTACAAGAACATTCAGATATTTAGATGACAATTATAAAGGAACTTTTAACTATTAAAACAGAAATTATGAATATTTACAGATACGAGTTTGAATACATAACATACAATAGCGAAGGCTTTGAAGTTCATAGAGGCGTAGAAACTTCAAATGGATATGATTCTATTAAGGCTGAAAATAGCTTGAGAATTAGACTAGAAGAAGGCGCAGAAAGTGATGAAGATTTTTTCTCAGTAAAACTAATTTCATATAACCAAAAAAACTAGAAATTATGAGCAGATTATTTAACGAATTTATCGAGCAAGTATTTAGTGGAAACCCTTACGCACATGATAGCGAATTAGGACAACAAATAGATGCAGAACATGAGGAGTGGCATAACGAACGAAGTAAATGGTTGTCTGGAGAAATAACTTTATTCAATGGTGGAAGCGTTGAGCAATGGGTATCACTAGGCAGACCTAAGAATCCAAATTTATAAGCTTTTTTTTATTAGTATATGTAAAATATATTTACTATATTTACATATAACAAATACCAAAAAGATATGAAAACTACAACAAACCAAAAGATTCAAGCTCAAGAAAGATTAATGCAAGTTCAAAAAACTTACAGAAATATGGAAAATTCAAGTGTAACGAAATATTTATTTTACAGAACTCAAGGTTCGTATAAATTATCTCAACATTATGTAGAGTTGTCCAGCCGCTACTCTAACAGAGCATACAAAATGGATCAATTAATCAGCCAAATCTGGGGAGCCTAATAGCCCCCTTTAACCCTAAAGACTAAGATTATGAAAGTAGAATTATCAAATGAAGAAATTAAAGTACTAAGAATAGCAATTGCAAAGTCTAGTTTAATGAATGACTTTAGTGAAAGGAACGAGTGTAACACTCCATTAGCTAAAGCATATGTAACTGTAAGTTATAGAATCAGAGAATTGTGTGATGAAGTTTGGAAAAATGAAACAGAACAGTATAACCCTAAAAACTAAGATTATGATTGAGAAATTAGACAAGTACAAGCAGAATTTATCTATAAAGAATGGTAACGAGGTGTGGTCTTATACAACCCATGTAGCAACCCTACACGATGACCATATACAAGTAAAAGGACATTGGTCTATGACAACTACCAAGCACATTAATTATGTATCAAATGAGTATAATCTTGAACAACGACACTATGAAAATTAGACTACAAAAAAATCAATACATAAAGAATTGCAGTACAGATAAATCATTTGCAATTGACTTTAGTAAATATGGGGAACCAAGTATGATTTTCCTACCTAAAAAAATAACCAAACTTGAGGAAATAGAGGTTACTAGAAAGGGTAAATACTGGGGTACAGAATACACAATAGAGTTTCCAGATTGGTTATATGGTAAAATGACTGATAGCCAGAAATCTTCAATAAGTTTAATGACTAAACAATGGACAGATGAAAATTAAGAAACACGAAAAAATGATTCAATCATATTTAACTAATGTTCCACATTTAAGAGATGATGACATGAAGTTATTAGCTACAATATGGAATCAAGAACTAAAAGGAATGGAGTTTAATCCTTTAAAAAATACAATGGCTTTTTTACAACTATTAGCTGATGGTAAATTATCAAACCCATCAAGCATAAGAAGGTGTCGAGCAAAGCTACAAGAGTTACATCCAGAACTTAGAGGACAAAGGTATTTAGATAGACAAAAGAAACAGACAGAAGAGGTTGTGTCTGAGATAAAAGGCTGGAATAACAAATAAATTTACTATATTTACACAAACAAAAAAACAGAAATTATGGAAATTAAGAAATCAAAAGTGATGAGCGTTCAAGCCAATGGAACTTGGGAAGGAAGCTATGGAGTGATGTACAAAAATGAAATTGTATTTCAGAATGGGGATGTTGGAGAATACTCTTCAAAATCTAAAGAACAAAATAAGTTTGAGATTGGCTCGGAAGCAGAGTACGAATATACTTCTGGTAAATTTCCAAAGGTAAAGCCACATTACTCGCAACCAACTCAAGGAGGTTTTTCTGGTGGAACTTCTCCAGCTAAAGCATTTGGTAAAAGTGATGATGTTCAACAAATGATAGTAAGACAATCAATGTTAAAAGCATCAGTTGATTTTCATGCTATTAATCCACAATTAAAACCATCAGAAGTAGATGTTTTAAAAACTGCTGAGAGGTTTGTATCTTTTATAAACGGCAATTCAGAAGTACAATTACCTAAAGACTGGACAGAAGTAAAGGTTATTTCACCATTACAGAAAGTTGAAAATTTAGAATCTAATACTAATAATTCAGATTTACCCTTTTAATATGATACCATTTGAACCACACCACAAAAACGGAAAAGTAGTGAAGTTGTACTTTAATACTAAAACCGAAGCAATGAACCAGCTAAATGTTTCCAGACCAACGATGGATAAAATCTGTCGTGCTGGGGAACTTTTTTACAAATATGTACCTCACATAGCTAAAGTATGTAAAGTACCAGTAGAAGAGATATTATTGTGCCATAGAAAACTGTAATATGGAATATTCATTTGACATAAAACATGCAGAAGCTTATGGCGTAGGAGAGTCCATTATAATAAAAAACCTTCAATTTTGGATTAAGAAGAACAAAGCAAATAAATATTCTAATCATGATGGAAGAACTTGGACATACAATTCAACTATTGCATTTCAAGAGTTATTTCCTTTTTGGACTGTAAGTCAAATAAAAAGACTTTTAAATTCTTTGGTTAGCCAAAATGTAGTTATTGTAGGGAATTATAATAAAGCAAAATACGACAGAACAAAATGGTATGCTTTTAAAGATGAAAAGCTATTTATCGGTAATGTCAAAACCATTAGCTCAAATGAACAAATGGAACAGACGAAAACGGCTAATCCAATTGTCAAAATAAGCCAACCTATACCAGATAGTAAACCTACAGATAGTAATACAGATAGTAAAAACAAATACTATAAAGATATGGTTGCTATCTACGATAGCTTTTGTTTAAAGCAATTTGATGCTCCTTGTAAAATTAATGGAATGGAAGGTAAAGCCTTAAAGCAGATTATTAGTTACCTAATAAAAGTTTCAATAAATAAGGGTATGACAGAAGATAAATGTAAAACCAGTTTTGAATATATTCTTAACAATTGGGATTCTTTAGATGACTTTACCAGAAAACAAGTGAAATTATCTCAGATTAACATGAATTTAATTAACATAATAAATCAGCTAAAAAATGGAAAAGCCACGCAAACCAAATCACTTGCCGAAGACATCCTCGCCAAGTACAGATAGACAAATTATGAGCCCAGTTGATTCTGGTTTCAATATTCAAGTCTTAAAAATGAAAATGTCTGACATAATAGATATTGCTTTAGTTCATAAACCAAAATCATTGTACAGACAATTTTTAGATAATGAAGAAATGACTATTGATATTGTAAAATTAATGCTCATACAATTACAAGACTTTTATAATTGCAAATCTAAGATGTCAGATGCTCAGTTAACAGAATCAGCATACTTGATTTGTGGAGAGTTTAGGCATTTTAACTACTATGACATAGGGATGTGTTTAAAAGTCGCTAAAACAAGAGAAAAAGTATATGATAGAGTGGATGGAGGTATGGTATTAGGCTGGTTAAAACAATTCGACAAAGACAGAAACGATTTGATTATGATAGAGCGACAAAATCAGAAAGCTAAACAAGATGGAGAATGGTCTGGACTGGGAGAAAGAAGCTCAGAAATTAGTTTGAAAAGTTTTCTGTCTGAATAGTTAGTATATGTAAAATATATTTACTATATTTGTAAGGAACAAAAACAAAAGACACTTATTATGACAAACGAAAAAACTTACTTAATTAATGAAATCAAAGAAGATTTAAAAATCAAAATTGATTTGCTAGAAGCAATTAAAAATGGGTACAACAATAAAGAGGTAATCCAAAACCTAGAGGATGTAATTGATGATTTAATTTTGTACTCAAGATTACAAATTACTAATATTTTAAAAGCCTAATTATGACAATCAAAATCGGAAAATTTGCAAATACTTACATTCAAGATAAAACAAGTAGGTTAGTTTATCAAGGCGAGAACTCAAAAGTTTACTCTATAAAACTTCCTTTCAGATATTATATCTGCTTAACTCTAAACAAATAAAAATTATGACAATCAAAATCTTACAGAACAGAATATTCAAACTTCAAATGGAAGTAATTGAATTAAATCAACAAACTTTAGAAACTTGTAAGTTTGATGATGTAGAGGAAACTTTAAAAGTATGGAGGGCTTTAAATAATTCCGTTGAATGCTTAGAAGATGCTCGAGTAATAATCCACCAACAAAAATAATATGAGCAATTTAGACCACCTATTCGGAGATGTAATGGGACAACTTCAAGACCTATTGCCAGACAGATTTAAAATTGTCGCAAAATACAAAGATGGAAAGTATGAAGAAATCGACAGAGCCAAAACTCAAAAGGAAGCTCTATTTTTAATGGAGGGATATAGACTGTCTTATCAAGATGGATGGACCATAACTTATTATAACATTGAGAAATAATGACTTGGAAATACATTTTAAACGAAGGAGAATCACATTGTTGTGGGGCAATTGTATATGAAAATACTGATATTTGTTCAGCGTGTAAAGAGCATTGCGAAATCATTGAATATATGGATGACTAAACTACTAAAACAATATAGATGAAGATAAGAAGAAAGATATGGAAGAAGTGGGGAGATGTTTCAGAGCAACAAATAGCTTTTGCTAAAGATGTTTTAATTGAGGAATTAGAGATGATTTCAACCAAATTTGTAATAGAAATAGGCGAAGATGGAGATTGCGACTATCAAAATGAGATAAGTCTTAACGATGTACTTGAAAGGATTATAGAACTAAAACAAGAGAGATGAAAAAAGGGAATATATACAGAGTATGGTTTACTGATGAACTGGGAGAAGATTGTTACCTTGTAGCTGAGTTCCGTTCAGAAATTATACTTACACATTGTAAGCCAATACTATCACAAGAAGCAAAATTAAGAGGTTTAAAGCTGGATATTAGAGTTATGGTGGTAGAAGATTTTAAATCAATTATCCAATAGCACATGGACGAATACGATGAAAGAGAAAAGAAAAGAATACAAGCTTTAAAAGATGCTGGAATGGTTTACAAAACAAATTGGGAATTAGTTACTGGATGGAAAAAGACTGGAAACTGGTACACTTACAAAGGACTTAATGACTTGTCAAGGACTTCTGGTAGTAAATTAAATGGAAAGACTTTATTGTGAAAAATCACACTAAAATATACCTAAAATATTTTGACTATATTGCAGATGATTTCATTCCATGTGAAGTCTGTAACTCCAGAGCAGTAGACATTCACCATATTGAATGTAGAGGTATGGGAGGTTCAGATAAAGATAGGATTGAAAATTTAATGGCAGTATGCCGTAAATGTCACATCGAATATGGGGACAAGAAACAACATCTGGAGTGGTTACAAAAAACTCACTCCGATAAAATCAAAAACAAAGAATAAGCAACCAGAGTATGAATTGCAAAAGGCAATTTGTCAATACTTAGGCTACAAATATCCCACAATTTTTTACAACGGAAGTGCTGGTGGAATGAGAACATTCCTATCGGTGGCTAAACGCATGAAAGCAACTGGTTATCAATCTGGATTTCCAGACTTATTTATCTATGAATCCAGAAATGGTTTTCATGGATTAGCTATTGAATTAAAAGTAAAAGGAAACTATGCTAGTCCAAAACAAAAAGAAGTCCTCAGTACACTACAAAAGAAAGGTTATCGTGCCGAAGTATGTACTGGATTCGACCATGCATCAAGAGTTATTGATGAATACTTATCTAAATCAGAATAAATATGTCTATACCGAAAGCAAAAAAGAATGAATCCACGCAATCATTTATGTACAGATGTTTGTCTGACACTTTTATGATTCAAGAATATAAAAACAAAACTCAAAGAGTAGCAATCTGCTCATTAGAACTAAGAAAAAGAGATGAAAAAGTTAAAAATCAAAAGCTTAAAATCCAACAAAAAAAATCCTAGAGTAATAAGGGATGATAAATTTATAAAATTAAAAAAATCAATTACTGAATTTCCTATAATGATGGAAATGCGACCTATTGTAATAGACAAAGACAACATTGTGCTAGGTGGTAATATGAGATTAAAGGCTTGTACAGATTTAGGGTGGAAAGAAGTTCCTACAATTTTTTATGGTCTTAAAGAATGGGAAGAAGCTGAATCTAAATTACCAGTTGAAATTCGTAAAACCTATGAAGAAAGATGTGATGAGTTTATAGTAAAAGATAATGTAGGTTTTGGAGAATGGGATTGGGATGTTTTAGCCAATGAATGGAATAACAAACAAATCACAGATTGGGGTTTAGATGTCTGGCAAGATGATGCAGTTGATGAATTTGATGAAGCTGAAACAGAAAACGAATATTCAACTAAGATAAATGCCCCAGTTTATGAAACGCAAGGAGATAAACCAGAGGTACAAGAGCTTTTCAATACAGATAAATACAAGAAGTTTGTAAGTAAAATTGAATCAAGTAAAGTACCAGATGATGTAAAAGATTTCCTTATGGTTGCAGCAAGTAGGCATATCGTATTTGATTATTCAAACATTGCAGAATATTATGCTCACGCAAACAAAGATTTACAAGAATTAATGGAAGATTCAGCACTTGTAATAATTGATTTTGATAAGGCTATTGAGAATGGATATGTTAAGCTTAGTGAGGAGCTAAAAAATGAATACAAAAACACTTATGAAAAATAAAGACTTTGTAGCTTTTATACTTACACATGGAAGACCTAACAATGTAATAACTATTGAAAGTCTTAAAAAGTGTGGTTATACTGGTAGAGTAATTATTGTTATTGATAATGAAGATGAAACATCAGAAGAATACTACAAAAAATTTGGTAAGGATAATGTAGTAATGTTTGACAAATTAGAAATGTCAAAAACTTTTGATGAAGCTGACAATTTTAAAGACAGAAAATCTATCGTATACGCTAGAAATGCTTGTTTCAATATTGCAAAAGATTTAGGTATTAAATACTTTATTCAACTTGATGATGATTACACCACATTTAGATTTGCCAGTAATGAGAAAGAAGAATACATTACTTCAAATACTGCAATCAATAACCTAGATAATATTTTTGATTCATTATTAAAATTCTACAAGAGTACAAGCATAAAAAGTATTGCAATGGCTCAAGGTGGAGATTTTATTGGGGGGATAAAAAGCAGAGTTTGGAAAGAGAAACTTCCTAGAAAATGTATGAATAGTTTTATATGTTCAACAGACAGACCTTTTCAATTTATGGGTAGACTAAATGAAGATGTAAATAATTACACTAAAAATGCTAGTTTAGGTCAGTTGTTTTTTACAACAGCACTTGTAAGGTTAGAACAAAAACAAACTCAAAGTAGTGAGGGTGGAATGACTGATATTTATTTAAACAATGGAACATACATAAAGTCTTTTTATTCTGTCATTTTCAGTCCCTCAAGCGTTACAATAGCTTTAATGGGAGAAATTAATAACAGACTACATCATAGAGTAAATTGGAATGCCACAACACCTAAAATACTTGATGAAAAATACAAGAAAGTATGAACAAAACCGAACAACATAAAAAAGCAATCATTGAAGCACTAGAGAAATCATTAGGTATTGTTACTACGGCTTGTAAGAAAGTAGGTATCGGTAGGACACAATATTACCAATGGCTTATAGATGATAAAAAATTTTCAGAGGAGGTAGACGATATTCAAAATATTGCTTTAGACTTTGCAGAAAGCCAATTACATCAACAAATAGGAGATGGTAACACATCAGCTACCATTTTCTACCTAAAGACTAAAGGAAAAAAGAGAGGATATATTGAGCGAAGCGAATTGGATGTGTCAACAGATGATAGAATACAAATACAGATAACACCTTTTGAAGAAACACAAGATAACATTATTTCAGAAGCAGATTGAATGCTTTAAATATTTAGAAGATGACCATACAACGGAAGTCTTATTTGGTGGAGGAGCTGGGGGTTCAAAAACCTTTACTGGTTGCCTTTGGCAGATTACTCGTAGACTACAATATCCAAACACTAGAAGTGTCATAGGTAGGTCTAAACTAAAGAATTTAAAAAGCACAACCCTCAATACATTTTGGGAGGTAGCTATCAATTATTGTGGATTAGTTCCGAATAGAGATTTTACATTTAACGCATCAGATAGTACAATAAAATTCTACAATGGTTCTGAAATATACCTAAAGGATTTATTTTTATATCCATCAGATGCTGAGTTTACAAGTTTGGGAGGGCTAGAAATTACAGATTGTTTTGTAGATGAAAGTTCAGAAGTAACTGAGAAAGCAATAAATATTTTAAATTCTCGTATCAGATATAAACTAGATGAATATAATCTAATACCAAAAACTCTTTTGACTTGTAATCCATCAAAAGGATGGTTGTATACTCAATTCTATAAACCAGCCTTAACGAATAATTTACCCAGTCACAGAAAATTTATTAAATCCCTTGTTACAGATAATAAAGCAATATCAAAACACTACATATCACAATTAGGGAAACTAGATAAGATAAGTAAGGAAAGGCTTTTATTTGGTAACTGGGAATACAACGATGATGATGCCCTACTATTTGATTATGATAGCTTACAAGATATGTTTACTAATGAATATGTAGAAGAAGGAACAAAAATTATTACTTGCGATGTCGCTAGATTTGGGGATGATAAGACTGTAATATGTTTATGGAATGGATTAAGGCTGGAAAAGATTTTAAGCTTTGATAAAACCAGCGTATTAGAAGTTGTTACAGAAATAAATACAATGTGCTTAAAATATGGAATACCAAACTCAAAAGTAGTAATTGATTCTGATGGTGTTGGTGGTGGTGTAAAAGATTACATATCTGGTAGTGTTGGATTTACAAATGGTGGGAAAGCTTTAAAAGGAGAAAATTACCAAAACCTTAAAACCCAATGTTATTACAAATTAGCAGAAGTCGTTAATGCTGGGGGATTATACATATCTGATACTAGATATAGGGATTCAATAATTAGTGAACTAGAGATAGTTAAAAGGGCAAAGGTCGATAAGGATAGTCAGAAGCTATCTATCGAAGGAAAGGATATACAAAAAACAAAGCTAGGTCATTCCCCAGATTATGCAGATGCTATTATGATGAGAATGTGGTTTCATATTAAAAAGAACTATGGAGAGTATGCGTTCTAGGAAATACCATCCAATTGAGTATGTCTACAAGGACTACAATTATTATCTAGGTTTTGCAATAAAAAAAACTAAAGATAAATTTCTGTCTGAGGATTTGGTTCAAGAGGTGTTTCTCCAGCTACTTACAATGAACCATCACAAGCTACTTATCATTTTAGATGGTGGTAAAATTAAGACCTACATTTGTAAAATAATGATGGTCAAGTATTATTCTAATAAATCACAATTCCATAAGAAGTATGTCAGATATAATAATTTAAAAATACGACCAGTAAACAACGATTCTTTTATTGAAAAAATGATTAATGAGCAAAGTGAATATCAAGATGGTATATTGGAAATGGAACATAAGATAAATCAATGTCTTAAAACGATGGATGTTTACGATGCAAAAGTCTTTAATCTATATTATGAAACTGGTTTGTCGTTTAAAAAGTTAGAGAAGGAAACTGGAATAAGCCAAAGGTCGTTACGGAACACAATAACAAAAGTAAAAGAACAGATTAAAAACATATTAAATGAAGCTAAAAAGTAACCTAAAGGTAGTTCAGCAAAGAATAGCTATCTGTGAATCATGTAATCATTTCAGAAAAAGAAGCAGAACTTGTGGAACTCCTATTGTGGGAAATAAGGTGGGTAACAAGAGAACATGTGGTTGTTTTATGGATGTTAAAACAAAGCTATCATTTAGCACTTGTCCTCTTGACAAATGGGGAGATTTACAAGTTTCTAAAAATGATTATCTGGAAATGAAAAGATTATTACTTGAGGTAAAAAATACGATAAACCCAGAACAGAAAACCACGATGTATGAATTATTGAATAAATATACTGGAGGTTCTGAAAAGTCTAATAATTGTGTTCCTTGTTTAAAAGGCTCTTTAAAAGAAATTGAGCATATAGTTTCAGAATATGAAAAGTAGCGAAAGCGAAGTTTTAAAAAATAACCTTTAAATTTATAGAATGAAGACAAGCATAACACTTTCGATACCAACAGAATGGAGCGAGGTATCAACTAAAAAATATTGCGACTATATTAAATCGACATCAGATGATGATACGAGTGAGGAAAATATAGAGAAGATTCTGCAACACTTTTGCAATTTAAAACCTAATGTAGTCAAATATTTAAAAGTCAAAGACCTAGAGCGTATTCATAATTCATTAGCAATATTAATGAACAAGCCACTCAATAATGATATTATCCATAAGATAGATATTGGTGGAGTAAAATACGGATTTCATCCAAATTTAGATGAGTTGACAATGGGGGAGTTTGTAGATTTAGACACTCATTCTAAGAATAAGAATTTAAGCAAAATGATGGGAGTGTTATACCGACCAATCGTAAAAGAAGAGGGAAACAATTATTCCATAGAGCCGTACTCATTTGATGTACATGGTCAAAACTATAAATTACTTGAAAAACTTAGTGTGAATATCGTTAATCCGATAGCAGTTTTTTTTTGGAATTTAGGAAACAACTTATTAGTCGGTTCCCTAGCATCTTTGGAAGCAAAGGAACAAAAGGAGTAGCATCTGAATACGGCTGGTTTGCGATACTTAATACTTTAGCTGGTGGTAACATATTAAATGTAGAAAAGGTCGCAGCATTAGAGCTAAATTTATGCTTAATGAAGCTATCTCTTGACACAGATGTCGCAGTAGAAAAAAACTTAGAATCAAAAAAGCAACAAGTACAAAATAAAGCGAGAAGATGATAACATACAATACAGTAATCCAATATTTTGAAACTATTTGTAATAGCCATCAACAGATACAATCTTTTACATACGGAGAGATTAGTTTGATGGATGATGATAAGTTTAATTTATACCCAGCTTTGCACTTAACACCAACGGCAACATCTATCTCAGACCAGACTATTGTATATGGGTTTGAAGTAGTTATATTTGATAGATATAATAGTGAAAATAACAAGATGGTAAATGAGGCAATTTGTTTATCAGATTCATTGCTTATACTCCAAGACTTATGTAAGGAATTGACAGATGGTAGGTATTTTATAAATGAAGACACTTTAATAAGTTTGGATTTGCCTATTTCAGCTACTCCATTTATAGATACTAAGCCAGATGTATGTTCTGGTTGGAGTACATCATTTAGCATATCAACACCAAATGAAGCATCAGCTTGTTTGATTCCGTACTTCAATCCAGAAAAACAAAATGCATTAACTTATACACTTCCAGATTCTGTTCCAACAGAACTCGCATGGTATTCAAGGGAAAGAATACACACATTCACAACTTTTACTGGACAAGAAATAAACCAACTTTCAGCCGTTGTTGATACAATATCTGGAAGCGATGTATTGACAATGAATGGTTCTAGTGCTACATGGTCGCCAAACAAAAACGCATTTAAGATGTATGACGCATCAATCACAAATCAAATGAATTTGCAGCATCCTTTGACAACTCAAACAGATGCAACTTTCTTTGTAAGGATAAAAGACTTTTCAAGATATTCACCTATTACTTTAGAAAATTCAATTTGTTATGTTGGAGATTTAGTTGGTTTTGATGGTTTTGAAGTGTATATTTCATCAAGTGGAACACTAAGATTGTTAAATTATAATGGATTTACCACAATCACTTCAGACTTTCCGATTTGTCCAAGCAATGGAAATAGTCATGATACGGCACACAGAAGGCTTGAATCATTTACATTCTGCATTCAATTAACCACAACAGAAATCACATTGTGGTGGGGAAGTACAATATTACAAAAAGCAACTATTTCAACATCTTTTGATTTCACAAATAAACACTTTGGAATTGGAAATCCAGCCATTGCAAAAACATCTGATTTCTATCTTCAAGAATATATTTATTCACCAACTTCAATGAATGTTTCAGATATTGAATCAACAATGGAGTGGCTAAATTACAGATAGATGAGTATAAAAAATACGATAGATAGTCTAGGAGAAAACATCGTTAGATTAGCTAGAATAAATTTAGGTGCATCTAAATCTGTTGATGGAAAAAAGAGGGTAACAAATTCTACTGGAGATTTATCAGCTTCATTAGATTATAAAGTATTACAAAAGCGAAATGATAAAGGGCAATGGATTAGTGGATTTTATTTAGAAATAACAAGTACAGAAGATTATGCTTCTTTTATTGAGCAAGGGGTAAAAGGTTCTGAAAGCACTAAGCCATCAGCAAAAGATTCTCCTTTTAAATTTAAAGGACAAAATGTAGCTAGAGGTGTGATGGCTAAATGGATAAAGGACAAGCCTATTAGACCACAAAAAAAGGGAGGTGGATTTGTAAAGAAAACACCATCAACAATGAATAACCTTGCATTCCTTTTAGGTAGAGCAGTAGCGACAAAAGGGATAGGAGCTAGAAACTATGTAAAGGATGCAACGGAGATGGCTCTGACTAATGGATTTGCTGGGGAGATAGCAAAGGAAATATATATCGACTACATCAAGAAAACTTTAAAGACTAAATAATGGCACTTACAATTGTAATAAACGACACAAACTTCAATATATCAACTGGACAGAATATTGCCTATGTTACCACGAATACATCTGGTGTAGGTGTGTACAATTTTAGGTACTTGATGGAACTAACTTACAAGATAGATGGTAGTGCAACACCTAAGACAATATCGTTCACTCAGCAACAGAATCAAACTGGTCAAGCAGTATTTAATCTGTCTGAAATATACAAGTCAATCGTTACTCCACAAATTACTCCAGCTTTAGATTCAGATGCACCAACAACAACAACGGCATCACAAAAAGGTAATATTCACACATTACCAAATATGAGTGGAGGAGTACAAAAAGCGTATTCAATTGGATTACTAACTGATGCAAATGGATATGAAGCGTTCAGAGGAGTTGCTAATGTAATGACCATAAAATTTTATGAGTTTTATTCTACGACTGCAACTGGCATTCCAGAAAAGCAAACTTCTGGGACTGGAACAGATGCTAGAACAATTTTCATGTTCTGGGGGAGAGGTCAAGAAGATGAAGGTGTTATAGTGGATTTTGAAAAATACAAACTTGATGGTGATACAAAACAATTGCTTTCTTCAAATTACCAATACAGAACAGATGGTACCAAGGGAACAAGATTCACAACTGAAATTAGTGTAGATGAATATCATACCATTGCTTTCTTGAATAGAAATGCAATCAATGTAAATGCAGAACCATACAGAATCCATGTTTATTTTTATAATTCAAGTGGTTCACAAATTGGTGATTTGAGAATGAACAATACAACTACATCTGGTGGACAATATAGTGCAACGGCAGCATCAAATACAAATGAATCATTCTATCTTTATGCTGGTGTTGGATTGGCAAATCTTTCAAAAATAGATGTAACTCAAGCTGCGTACGGTGGTGATGTTCCAGTTGCTGGGTTTATTGGTACAGATGAAATTTCTTATTATGCAGTTTATATTGAAACATCTGCATCAGTCAAGAAATCTGAAAGATATGATTTTAAAATTATTACATATTGTCCTAAGTATGACCAATCAAGACTTACATATATGAATAGATTTGGTGCTTGGGAGTACATCACTTTAAATAAAGAAAGGACAGATGAGCTAAAGATAAAACGAGAAACAATTACTAAGCCTATAATAAATCAAGCGACTGGATTAACCAGCTATTCAACTGCTCAAATAAATGCAGCCTATCCATTAGATGTAGCAAAACAAGGAATAATGAATACAAGCATTTCTCCAAAAATAACTACAAAAATGTTTACTGATAACCTAACAGAAGATAAGATTGAACAGATTAAAGACTTGATGATGTCGCCTCAAATTCATTTATTAGATGGGGATAATGCTAAAGCTTTAATACTAGAAAACTCATCAATGAAATTAAAAAGGGAAAAGAATTTAGGACTGTACAAATATGAGTTAAATTTCAGCTTTGCAAATCCTAAATATAGAACTACATAGATGGCTACACAGATAAGAGTTGAAACACAAGATGCTTCCAGAATAGTTTATTTAGACTTATCTGAGAGCCAACCAATGACTGCGAACTATCAGTTTAAAGACATTCAAGATTTTAAAAATAACAAGGGGAATCACACATTTAATTTCCGTATTCCTTCAACACCAAATAATGATTTATTTTTTGGAGATTATTTTGAAGTAACTCAATTTGGGAATTACAATCCTAAAATTAAAGTAGGAGCAACTATCTCAAAAGATACACTTGATGTATTTGAGGGCTATCTACAACTGACTAATGTATTTGTTTCAAACGATGTAACACATCATTACGAGTGTGTAGTGTTTAGTTCTGTCGCTACACTTGGACAAGTTCTACAAGGAAAGTATCTTGCAGAATTTGACTGGACTGCATACGAACATCCAATGACATTAGCAAATGTTGTAAATTCAATGGATAGAGCAGTAACTCCATTATTAGGTGGGGATATTGTGTATTCAATGTATGACTATACTGGGGGAATGTTTGGTGGTAATTCAACTGGTTCAATGAATGATGGTGATACTCCATTTGCAGCTTTAAATTTAAGACCACAAATTAGACTAAATAAGGTATTCAATCAAATATTGATAGAATCTGGTTTCACTTATGAGTCTGCATTTATAGATACAGAACTTAATGATTTGTATATGGATATGAACTCTGGAAATGATAGTTGTTTCACAGATACAAATATTCAGAATTATAATGTAAATATTGGAGCTGATACAACTCAGTCATTTTTGGCAACAAATGGATTCCATACAATAATATATAATAATTCATCTGGTAATAATTACACAAACTCATCTGGTAATTATAATGAAACGACTGGATTATATTCCCCTTCAAATTTATGGACAAATTCTTTATTAAATTTTAATGTAGATTTGACATCTCCAGCAACACTTGATACAACTTTAGCAGTAATTATTTTGTATAATGTTACTGATGATGAAATAGCAATAAATGGATGGCCTTTAGATATTGTACAATCTTCTGGATTTAATTTTACTTATAGTGCATCGCTTGTAGATTATCCTATTGATGCCACAAAAGAATATGAAGTTAGAATCTTAATTAGTAATTCAACAGATGAAACTGAAACTTTAAATATTCAAGCTGGAAACATAGATTTTCAACCTAATCCACAAGGATATTCTATTGATGTCTTTGGAATGACTACTCCAGAAACAGTCGCATTAGTATTTGAGCCATCAAAGAACTTTGCAAAAGTGAAAGCCTTAGATTTCATTACCTCAATTGCATCTAAATTTAACTTAGTAATTATACCAGATGAAATAACACCTACTCACTTAATAATACTACCATACAAGGATTGGATAGATGGTGGAAATGAATTAGACTGGACTGAAAAACTAGATGTTTCAAAAGATGTCCAGCTTAAACCGACAGTTGATTTACAAGCTAAATCATTAATATTTTCAGATGATAAATCTGTTGATTTTATGAACGCTTTATTTGAGCAACAATCTGGAAAAGTATATGGTTCACAATATGTAGACAATACAGATAATGATTTTGGAAAAGACAAAGAAGAAATTAAAACTATTTTCAAACCTACAATAACAAGCTATATTGACCAAACTGGAATTAGGTCATGTATATGTACTGATGCAGATGGTAAAAATGAGAATGCAATTAGGTTGTCTTATTATTGTGGATATGAAGGTTCAGATGTATCTGGTGAATCAATTTTTTTATCTCAAACTTTTACTGGAACAACCTTAACACAAGAATTAAATAAATTCTCAATATTCCAAAACTATGAAGATACTGTTGTAACACCATCTACAAAATGCCTTACTTTTATGGGTGAATCAACTGGGGCATTAGGTTATCCAGTTCCATTGAATGGTGCATACTTTGTTTATTGGAGAAGATTCATGGAGGAAACTTATTCTAGGGAATCAAGGATATTATCTGGTACATTTTTCCTTACTGCATTAGATATTCAGACAATGAATTTTAATGATATTGTATTTGTAAAAAATGAGTATTTCAGAATCAATAAAATAAGCAGTTATCCACTTGTAGGTTCTGGAAGTTGTAAAGTGGAACTAATAAAAGTACAGAGAGTAAATGTAATTGATGCAGTAGGATTAGAGTGCTTTGTTGAGCCTACAACAATAGGTGCTGATGGAATTGTAAACTTTGTAAATACTTCAAGTGGTTTAGGTGTTACACCTTCACAAGCTTGTTGTGAAGCTTTTGGATATACATTTATTTCTCCACATTGTATGAGTATAACAACAAATCCAAATAATCCAGATGAAGATATGCCAAATCCAAATCATGGATTTAGTTTTAATAAAGGCTCAAACAATTCAAATTCTGGTTTTGGGAATATAACTATTGGAAATAATAATTTATCAACTGGCTTTAACTTTATAAAAGGAAACCAAAACTTAGTAGAAACTTCATCTGATTATTCAACTATAAATGGGAATTATAATTCTATTAGAGCTAGGGTAACGAGTAGTGAAATATTAGGTGATAAAAATATATACAAACCATATTCGTTGAATTGGACTGGTGGAGTTTATTCAGTATATGCAAGTCAATCTTTTGAGAACAATTCAATTACTGGGGATTATGCAATTTCATTAGCGAATGGCGATACTTTTATTTATGGAGGGGAAGACACCTTATACAATAAAGTCGGAAGGAGTGGCTCTGGTCATTTTGTAAAAAACGCATGGAGTGATGATGAAGAATTAATTTACATAGGTCAGAATGGAATGTACACTCCCAGTACAGATTTTTTAGCAACACAAGCGACAAACTACTTTAGACTTGAATACCCATCAATGATTTCTTTTGAAATAAATGTTGTGGGGCATGATAGAGGAACTACCTCAACAAGAAGCCAAGAATATTCATTCAGAAAATATAGTGGAACAATTAATAACACTAATAATTCTGCTAATGTATCAATCAAGGACATGACACTTGACACACAAAAAGAATCAACAAACTTTGCAAATTATACATTCAATATTTTAGAAGGATGGGGATTAACAGACAGACCAGTAGGTGGAGGTGATTTGGTTTACCTTGATGATGGAATGTTCTATATGACTATCAATACAAATGGTGCAAATAAACTATCTATTGTAGATTGGACAATTGACTTCAAATACACTCTTGTTGGATTGCAAAATTTAGGTAGGTCAAGTGGTCAATTTATATTTACACCTACTCAATTAACTGGATGTTTATTGTGGGTAGATGCTGATGACCAATCAACAATTACTCATGTAGCTGGTTCTGTTTCACAATGGGATGACAAGTCTGGAAACAACTACCATTTGACACAAAGCACATCAGCTTATGAACCAACATATTCATCAGTCATTCCATATCCATATATTGAATTTGATGGAAACAATCAAGTTCTTGGAAACACAGATGCTGGATTGATAAATGTAAGTGATTCAACAAATACAATGTTTGTTGTTTATGAATCTGCAAACACCACAACATCTTCGGGTGGACAAACACTTGCATCTGTAAATTATAGAAGTCGACAATTATATGGAATGAATGTGAATAATTCAACTGCTGGTGCTGGTGGAATATCATTTTTAAATAAGTCTTCACAAGCATTTGGATGTCGTTTAGCGACTATTCCATCAACTACAAAACAAGTTTCAATTGGAACAAGGGATGGAGTTACAAGAATATTGTATGACCAAAATGGTTTGACAGATACAGAAACAGATTCTTCAAATACTTCACAAGATATGTTTTCCGTTGGTGCTACATGGGAAACTGGAAGAACACCAGTAGGTGATTTGACTGGAAAGATATATGAAGTTATTGTGTATGATAGAGTATTAACATCAGTAGAAATAAACCAAGTACAAAACTATTTACAAACGAAATGGAACACATAAAACTTACAACCTTAAAAACGCCTAGAAAAAAAGACATCAAATTGTCTGGGCTTATATTTAAAGAAATCTACAAAATTTGGGAGGGAACTTGTAGTGTAATTATTCCTTCAATTGAGCTTTTGCCTAATAGCCTATACACGAATAATAGGATATTGGATTGGTATGAAAAAATACTACGATACCATAACAAAAATATGTACGAATTTAACAAACTATTCGGATGGCAGAAAAAATAATCATAGATGTAGATTTCCAGACTAATGCTAAAAAAACAACTACTGAGCTAGATGATTTAAAAGCAGAATTAGAGGGGATAAAAGGAGAGCTAGAGGATATAAAAAAGCAAGAGAAAACGACTGGAGGTGCCTTAAAAAAATTGTCTAAGGGATTCAAAGGAATGGGCTTGGCTATGAAAGCAATGGGTGTCGGATTAATAATCGGTGCATTTAATTTGCTGAAAGATATATTGATGAAAAATGAAACGGTAATGAGTGCCGTTAATGTAGTAACTGAAACCCTAGGAGTAGTTTTTAATCAAATTGTATCAGTAGTAACGGATATAATAGATGCAGTTTCAGAATCATCAGAAGGGTTTGAGGGAATACAAGCAGTAATTGAAGGGCTAATGACAATCGCTCTCACTCCTTTAAAACTTTCTTTTTATGCTTTACAATTAGGTATTCAGCAAGTACAACTCGCTTACGAAAAGTGGCTCGGTGGAAATGATGAAGAAGATATTCAGCGTATCACAGATTCTATAAATGAAACTGAAAAGTCAATTCAAGGGGTAACTGATGCAGCGATTGAAGCTGGAAAAAAAGTTGGAGATAATATTGCAGAAGCAATTACAGAGGTCGGTAATATGACTAAAATTGCAGTAGATACAGCTACGGAGGGCATCAAAGAAATATCCATATCTGCTGCATTTGAAACTGGAAAAACTTTAGCACAAGCAAAATCTCAAATTGAATTATTAGAAGTATTAAGGGCAAAACAACAATTCCAAAGTCAATTAGATGCTGAAATTCAAAGGCAAATTCGTGATGATGTAAATAAAACTTTTGATGAGCGTATTGCAGCGAATGAGGAGTTAGGTAGGATATTAGATGACCAGCTTGAAAAAGAACAATTTGGAGCAAATGAAAAGGTTAGAATTGCATTATTAGAACTAGATGCTAATCAAAATAATATGGCTAATAAAGTAGCATATCAACAAGCTCTATTAGAACAATTAGATTTAGAAGAAAGAGTTGCTGGTCAAAGGTCAGAACAACTTACAAATGAAACGGCTTTAGCAAACGAATTAAAGGAAGCTCAAAATCAATTGGCTTTAGCTAGGGTATCTGAAAGAGAATTAGAAATATTATCTCTTAAACAAGACTATGACACTAAAGTAGAACTCGCTAGAAAAGCTGGGGAAGATACATTAGCAATAACAGAGCAATACAACGAAGCCGTAATAGGAGCAAATGAAAAGTTTGCAGCCGAAGATGTTGAAATTCAGAAAAAACTAGATGATGAAAAGGCAGCGATGCAATCAGCTCAACTTGATGTTGTACAAAACTCGCTCAAGATGGCTGGAGATTTATTTGAAGAGGGTTCTGCTGCTGCAAAAACTGTCGGAGTAGCAAATGCTACAATTGATACATGGAAAGCCGTAAACATGGCTTTAGCATCAGCTCCACCTCCAATGTCCTACATATCTGCTGGACTATCTTTAGCTACTGGATTAAAATCTATTAAAAACATACTAGCAGTTAAAACAAAGAAACCATCAAATGCACAAGCACCTAGTGATACATCCCTTCCGACAAGTGGTGGTTCTGTTGGTTCAGAAGCTTTAGCTGATTTAAGTGGTATGAGTTCAATTACAGAACAATTTAACAATCAATTCGGACAAGAAACGCCTCCAGTTCAAGCGTATGTAGTGGAACAAGAGGTAACAAATTCGCAACAAATTAACACAATGATTCAACAGAAGGCTACACTTTAAAAACCAAAATTATGACTAAAATAGTAGAACTAATTATTTCTGAGGAAGAAATGGAAAATCAAGATGGGGTATTTGCAATATCTCTAGTAGAAGAACCAGCGATTGAAGAAAATTGGATTGCTCTAAAAAAGCAAAAACAAAAAGTTATTCAATGTGCTAAAATTGATGAAGACAAAAGGCTTCTTATTGCTCCAGCTTTAATACCTAATAAACAAATCTTTAGGTTAGATGAGGAAGGAAAAGATTACTATGTGTACTTTTCAAAAGACACTATTCAAAAAGCATCACAATTATTTTTAGAAAGAAAGCACCAATCAAATGCTACTTTAGAACATAGTTTAGAGCTTGAGGATATTCATGTAGTTGAAAGCTGGATAAAAGAATCAGCTATTGACAAATCTGTGAATTATGGATTTGAGCATTTACCGAAGGGAACATGGTTCGTTACTATGAAAGTAAACAACGATGACATTTGGGCTAAAGTAAAAGAAGGCGAAATTAAAGGCTTTTCAATAGAGGGATATTTCACAGATAAGCTAAAAAGATTCAGTAAAAAATCTGATGCTGACGAGAAATTAGTAAATAAAATCAAGGAAATTTTAAGAAGTGAATGCTAAAAACCAATAAACAATCTTTTAACTTATGAAAACTAACACGAAGAATATGTCAAACAAACTAGACCAAATCAGAACTTTGCTAGGTGTCGCTAAGAAGCCTACAAAATTCGCAGAAGCAACATTAGTTGATGGAACGGTTATAGGAACAGATGCCGATGCTTTTGAAGATGGGGTTATTGTTTTTATAACTGGAGATGATGGCGAAAAAATGCCGTTACCATCTGGAGATTATGAACTTTCTGATGGGATAATGATTTCTATTGTAGATGGAGAGATTCGTTCTAAAAAAGAGCCAGAAGGGGCAGATGAAACTATGGAAAGAGAAGAAACTGAGGACAAGGTGGTAAAAGAAGATATGTCTTCTGAACTAGACCTTTCAGCTTACGCTTTGAAATCTGACCTAGTTGAATCATTAGAACTAATGATGGCTAAAATTGAAGAGCTTGAAACTAAACTTTCATCAGTTGATGAGGTTAAAGAGGAATTATCTTCATTGAAAAAATTATCAGCTGACAAACCATTCAAGCACAATATGAGTGCTAAATTTAAAATGGATGAAAAGAAAGCTATTTCAGAAATGACCTCAAAAGAGAGAGTTTATCAAATCTTTAACGCTAAAAAAAATAAATAAGATGGCACAAAATAAACATCAATTCACTACTCCAGCTATTACGGCAACCTATTCTGGAGAACTAGCTTTACCTTATGTTCATGCAGCTACTTTATCTGCTCCAACATTAGCAAACGGATTAGTTACAATATTACAGAATGTACGCTTTAAAGCAAACATTCCAATCATGGCAAATACTGGATTGGTACGAGCTGGTGCATGTGATTTCAATACAGTAGCTACAACTGCCTTAACTGAATCAGTTTTAGAAGTTACTGACTTGATGGTAAATCTACAATTATGTAAAGGTGATTTCCGTACATGGTGGCAAGGAGATGATTACACAATCAATTCTGGGGTGCCAGATGATTACGCTGATGCTTTATTGCTTTACATAGCAAATGAGGTACAAGGAACAATTGAAGCAAATATCTGGAATGGAAATTCTACAATTGCACCACTTGTAACGGCATTTTCTGGATTGATTAAATCTTATACAAATGCTGGGGGTACGATTGGAACTTTAATAGCTCCAATTAATGCTGTCGGAACTGTTGTTGATGGACTTGCAGAAGTTGTTTCTGGTATTCCAGCTAATTTAGTAGGAAATTATGAAGATGTAAAAATCTATGTAAATCCAGCCGTAATTGATAGATACAATATCGCAGTAGGTCAATTAGGTGGTGGTTACAATATGGCTACATCTGTTGGTGGACAAATGAAATTCGGTGGGTATGCATTAGTAGCTGCATTTGGTTTACCAGATGGTTATGCCGTTGTAGCAAGACCTCAAGATTTAGCAGTGGGTGTTGGACAAGCTGATTCAGTTGAACTAGCACAAGCTATTGATATGACACCTTTAGATGGTTCTGATAATTACAGAATCACAATGAGATTTGCAGTTGGAACGGCAGTTCCAGTACCAGCAAATGTATTAATAACTGTATAATATTTGAATAAGGAGGAGGTATTGAATTACATCCTCTCAATTCTTTAACTTAAAAAAAATTAGATTATGGCAATATGTGAGATTGGCTCTGGTAGAGGTTATTTTTGTGCTGGTCAAGTAGGAGGTATAAAGAAAGTATATCTAGCTAATTGGTATGATGACCATAGAATAGATTATGTTACTGTCGGTGCATTAGCTACTGCACCCTCGGCAACTGCTGGTACAATTACTGATATAACTTTAGTAGGTGGTGGTTCTTCTGGTGCTGGAGAATCATTAAACTTTTTTGAATTTGATTTAGATAGACAACTATCTTCATTTAATCAAACTGTCGTAACTGGTAGTGGTGGAACACTAACTTACCAAACTGATTTAGACCTACACATGAGCCACGATTCTCAAGAATCATGGGCTAGAATGCAACTCGTTTGTGAAGGTGTATTTCAAGTAATTGTAGAAGATAACAATGGAGTGTACTATTTAGCTGGTGTAACAAATGGGATTCAAGTATCTGGTGGTACTTACGCTCATGGTGGCGATGTAGCTTATACAGATTATGTAGGATATGTTATTCAAATGACTGGTGCTGAAAAGTTACCAGCTTATAACATGAGTACGGCTACTCCATTTAAAGCATATTCTCCAAGTACTGATAGTTTAGTGTTGAGTGCATTAACATACAATGTTCCACAAGTTTAAAATTTTGTCTGTTTTTTGTTAATAGAAAAGGTGGTGGGTAATTCCATCGCCTTTTTTTATATCTTTATCTTATGAAAATTAAAAAAGAATTTATCGGTTCAACGATTAATGCTGGAGGTAGAAAAATCTATTTAGGGGAAATTGTAACAGAAGCTACAATGGAAAACCTAAAAGCAAATTACTCTCAGTATTTGGAGGAAGATAAGCCAAAAAAAAAGAAAGTAACTAGACCATCTATCGGATGATGTTGCGTTTGAGAAGTAGTAATGGCTATCAAAATATATTTTCTTTGGATGTTTATTCAAGGGTATTTGCGAACACCATTTCAAATTTTGGATTACCCAATGCAAATACAAGACAATACACACCAAACTTCAATACTGATTATAGTGGATTTGTTTATTACATAAAATTTATAAACCAACTAACTCAAAAGGAATATTGGGGAAATTTACAATATAATGTTATAAACAAAAATTATCCAAGAAGTTTGCAGTTTAAAATATACCTTGATGATTATGTTGGTGATTATCACATAAATTTAGAAAGCACTGGAATGTTTGATTATGAAGTTTATTTTGGTCAATATGGTGCAACTAATTCAGATGATTCTTTAATTAACGGAATGGTTACAAATGGAGTAGCTTTGGTTCATAACGATAATTATGTAAATGATAAATACCAGAACTCTGAAAATGGTATTACCAAATCAATAATTCCACCTTCAATATCTTACAATGGCTAGAAAAAAAATACAAGGAAACGCTGACTATCATTTTTCATCTGTTGGTTCAACATACGATTTGACTGATGCCGTAGAATTAGACAAAAAAGGTTTTGAATACATTTGGTATGGTGTGGATAATTTATACCCTCAACATACCATTAATTTATACCAAAATTCGGCTACACACAACGCTCTAGTGAACTCAATCTCTGGTTGGATATATGGTGGAGGTATTGATGCAGATAATAAGTTACTTCATCCAGAACAATGGGCTAGATTTAATAGTCTAATAAATAAGAAAATCGGTAAAAACGATATTCAGTTAATGTGCATGGACTTGAAACTTCATGGTGGATTTTATGTTTCTTTAACTTACTCATTAGATAGAGAAAGTATTGCATCTATGGATGTTATACCATTCGAAATGATGCGTTCTGGACACGCAAATGAAGATGGAGATGTTGAACACTATTATTACTCAAATAATTGGGTAGAAGGTAGGAGAGCGAACATTAAAAAGATGAAGTCCTTTAATCCAGACTGCAAAAAAGAATATCCAACTCAAGTGCTATGTGTTAAAATGAATACTGTTGGTTCGTATTACTATCCAAAACCAGATTATATAGGTGCATGGAATTATATTGAACTAGACAAAAATGTTTCACAATATCATTTATCACAAATTGAAAAAGGATTAGCTCCAAGCTATATAATTAATTTCGCTAATGGGATTCCAGCTAGGGAGAAGCGAGAACAGATTAAAAATCAAATTGAAATGGAACTTGCTGGTTCTCAAAATGCTGGTAAATTCCTATGTACATTTTCAGATGGTAGAGATACTACTCCAGAGATTACTCCAGTTCCTTTATCTGATGCTGACAAACAATACCAATTTTTAAGTGAAGAAATTACTAAAAAAGTAATGATTTCACATAGAGTAGTTTCC